AACCTAATGGAAACATTTTCAAAACATTGTAGGTTCATTCTTACTTGTAATTATGTAGAGAGAATCATAGACCCAATCCAATCAAGATGTCAATCATACAAAGTTGTACCACCTTCAAAGAAAGAGGTTGCACAACAATTGGTAGATATTTTAGATAACCAAATGTGTACATACGAACTTGATGATGTGGCTCTAATTGTTAACGCTGGATATCCTGATATTCGTAGAGTTATCAATTCAGCCCAAAGACAAGTTGTTGATGGTAAGTTAAAGATTGATACAAGTTCTGTAATTCAGAATAACTATAAATTACAATTGTTAGAGATGTTGTCAAATGGTGCTAAACTAAATGATATAAGACAATTGATTGCCGATAATTCTATAAGTGATTATTCAGAAATATATAGATTATTATATGATGAGGTAGAAACTTATAGTAATGGTAAGGTAGCAGAATGTATATTGAATATAGCAGAAGCACAATATCAAGATGTAAATGTAGTTGATAAAGAAATCAACTTCATGTCACTAATAATAAGATTATTGAGGGTAATTAAATGAAACGATTTAGGGTAGAACATAATGGTTTTGAGAAACCAATGATTATTGTAACATTACACAATCCACCTTATGAAGATGAAAATATTTTACATAAAACAGGTTGGAAGTCTAAAGATGTCACGATAACAGAAATAAAACAATATCAAGGAGAAGAATAAAATGATGATACCAGATGGAAAAGGCCAAATGGAAGAACAAATTGATATGAGTAAAACAACAGAAATAAAGTGTGAAGCTTGTGGAGGACAAACATTTAAACAAACATTGTTGATGAGGAAGATGTCAGCATTAGTCGCACCAAATGGACAAGAGACAATTATTCCGATGGCGGTATTCGCTTGTGAAAAATGTGGACATGTGAATAAAGAATTTGCTGATGTCGCTGGGATTCAATAATGCCTTTCTATTCTTATAAATGTCCATCTTGTAAAAAAGAAAAAGAAGTATTACAAGGTATGAATGACAAAGAACCAATTTGTGATGGTGTAAAAATGGAAAGAGTTTTCAAGGTAAATGCTAAACCAGGTTCTAAAGATGGTTCGTGGGGATTTGGTAAAAAAAAAGGTTGAAAAAT